ACTGCTTATTTAGAAGCGGGCCGTTCTGATGGTTTGTTAGACCAATCATTTGAACTATTTGGTGGAGGCGATTCTATCAATGGTATACCAAACAATAATTTTAAATCGGATATACCTGATATTAGAACCATGCTCAAGTAACTATAGTAAAAGATTTAGCTTTCTTTAACAGTAAGTCAGATTGCTGTTTCATTATAAGAACTACCTCAAGGAGATATTTGTAACTGTCTTCAGTAATTCGTACATCTTTATCGTGTAACACTGGTATTGTATGAGCTTCACACAATCCCCCTATAAGCTCCGCCCAATTATATTCTGCGTAAGAAGCCGCCTTTCCTGGCGTTTCAGGTGCTAAAGTTACTCCAATACCTCTAGGGGTAGGAGATAGATGCACCTCTAATTCACTTTTTAGTTCAAGCATTTTACTTGGCATCTTTACAAACCCTTTCGTGTTTATTGTTTTCCCAACAATCTCCATCAGGTAAATGCATTTTCCAAAACATATCCCATGTGCCTAGCGATGTAAAAAGAATCATTGCAGGAAAAACTAGCATAAAAAATATTATCGTTAAAAAAGCTAGACCAAAACCTTCATTGTTGTACGGTTTCATTTTAATCCCATCCTATCTTTATATTCTTCGTGTAGAGCAGAGTTACCTGTTCCGCCTGTGCCATCTACACCAAAATTACAGGACGCTAGTACAATAAGAATAAACAAGCAGTAATACGAAAACCACTTGCAAAACCATAAGAACATACCGTAAGCTTCCTCTGATTGTTTTTGACATATTTCTTTTACCTCTCTATCTGTTAACATTTTACTTTAATTCCTCTGGATAAAACAATTCATAATACCATTTAAATTTATCAATGAAATAATTAGACTCTTCTTTTGTAAGAATTTGAGGCCATCTAGGTTGTATGTCCTCTAATTTTTTTCTTACTTTATGAGATATTGGTTGTTGATATACGGCATCATGTTCGTAGTATGGGGCATCTGGAAGATTATCTAAGTCATGCTCAAAGTTTTTTTCTTCTATAAATTTATATATATCTTTTAAATGTTCTTTAGGATAAGCAGTAAAGTCTTCTTGCCTAATAAACATAAAATTTCTAGGATGTTTTCTAGCTCTTTCCATAATGTGAGGTATTCTAAGAAGCCACGGTCCTAGTTTATAAGATGCATCGGGGTCAGTCATATCTTTTACTCTTTCTTCAAAAACTTTTTGGTATCCTTCATTTAGTGTAGGGCGTTTCCAAGTCTGAGTTTCATAAGAACAGAATATATCTCTTAAATCTCTTACAAGAACTAAATACCTTGAGGTAGCATCAAATGCAAAAGTATGAGGAAAAAAAGCAGCCCACATTTTTGATTTTGAGATTACTACGGGTTTATCTGTTAAAGTCTCGAACCAAGATTTTATGCCACCATATAAAAAATTTACATACGCTTTATTATATAGGTCTACATCCATAGCAAGCACTTCACGTTGTGAAATCACTTTTGTATGACATCCATCAACAAAATACGGAAGGGGGCAAGTATTAGATGTAAATATTTTAGGATTTTGACTCAACAACCTCATCAAAACTGTAGAGCAAGTTCGGGGCAATCCTATACAATAATGTATCTTTTCCATTTATTCATTACCTTGTGTATCTTTAAATGTTTTTATTACATCGGATGAGAATAACTTTTGTATATCTAGTAAATACATCTTTGAAGCATAGTTGTCTCCACCGCTCACAGTCTTAACATAATCCAGAGAATCAATAATTTTACGTAGAGTATCTGTTTTAAAAACAATAGTTGCGTATATATCATCTCCAATGCATAGATTGTGAAACCAGTAATCAGATTCTGTAGCTTTGATGCCAGAGGGCTTTCCGTAACTTTCATACTCGATACATAAATTGCCTGACTTTTGCCATATATCTTTTTCCGATTTAATCTCAATTTTACCATCTAATAGCATCTCTGCTATTTTTTCTTCTCGTATCTTGCCGTATTTTAAATCCAGGTCAAACTTTTTTCTATCGCATTTATTGGGTTCTAGTTTTCCTAGTTTGTTCATGAGCTTTCTGCCTTTTTAAATTTATAAAATAACTACTGTTAAATCCACGTTGCCATTCTTTTCCTTTATCTGATTCTGCAGGAAAAGGATTAGACACATGGTGTTTTCTGTTTCCTATTTCTTCTACTTTGTAAAAGTCTTTACGACCTCTGTAAAAGAACTTAATGTTTTTCTTTATCATGTCAAGCTCCTATATCAACAATCTCACATGAATCTCCACTACATGCAAAAGTCTGGGATGACTTTGTAGTATCCTCTTTTTCAAAGTCAGCTAGCTTAGTCCAATCAATTGAGGCAGGCATATTGTTTTTCATAGCATTGTAGTGCTCAACTGTAAATGGTATATCTTTTCCTGTCGGTGAATGTGTAGATACACCAAGTTCCCAAGATTGTTCTGCTGATATCGTATCTTGATATGGTGCTTGTTGATACACATGGTCATCATAAGGTAAAAAAGATACACCAGACATCTCATCAAAGTTTTTGTACACGAATGCACCTACATCAACCCATTCGTCAGCTTTAACAGATACAGTTACAGATGGCTTATGCTCACACCAATTCCTTTGATATATTAGCCACATCTCTAGTTGTTCTATAGCAGACATATGATGCCTAGTAACACAAGAGTCTGGTGACTTCATTGGAAAACTAAATACAGTTGTTGTCTCTGGTTTCATAACACAAGGCTCATTAGGTATGCCCTGATTTTGCATGAACTGTGTAAGTGGGTCTTTGTTGTCTCCACGAACTGTACGCACGTAAAATCTACTATGTCTAGCATGGATACCTGATGCACTGTTGCATAATTGTGACACTGTACCACTTGGCTTAACACAAGTTATAGCAGTGCTTGCAGGAATGTTAAACTTTTTAGCATATTCTATATTAGTTTCTACTGCTGTCATTCTAAGACTTTCAAGAATACTAGGTAACTTTTCTTTGTGTAGTGGGCTTTGTCCACTCATCATAATGTTATCCATAATACCTGTCAAAGATACACCAAGTAGTCTTTCTTCTTCAGTATTCTTTTTCCATATCTTTCTTAAATATGGGAAGTTTGTAAGTGTAGCTTGTGCTGTTCCAAGTATAGTAGCTATCTTTACTTTCTGACAAATAGCATTATAGTCATCTCCCTCTCTAATTACCACCTCAGTGAGGTTACAGAACTGATAGGGACGCAAGATGATTTCACTGCAGGGGTTACATCCAAAATCGTGTTGTGGGTCTCTACGACCATAACTCATGGCCTGCTTACGTGCGGCTACTCTATTGAATATACCTCTTTCTCCAGAGCGAGACTCTACAAGTGAAGTCCACTCTCTTAAAAAAGTTTCAGAATCTGGCTTATCTGTATACGCAACACTGTTATTAGACAACGCCATGTGAGGTGCAGTTTCCCACCAATTACCTGTTTTAGCATGTCTCATTCGTATATCAGATAAATTAGATAAAGATATCATGGCACTTCTACGCACACCCCCAGATACAACTACTTCACCAATCTTACACATTAAACTGTGGCAATCATAGCTAGAAAGTTTCTTACCTTTATTTTCTTTAAATAAATTTACAGTAAATGTGAATAGATTATTTAGTGGGCCTGGTCCAGATGCCCTACCACCAAATATCTTTAGTCTAGCACCCGCAGGTCTTACTTTAGATAAATCCCAAGACGGTATCTCTCCTGCATATAATAAAGCTATTAATTTACGTAAAGCTTTTGCCCATCCCTCTTTGCTATCGTGTACACTAATAATGTCATCACTGTCGTATAAGGTATGTGGTATCTCTGGTAGTTTATTTATCTTGTCTCTTTCTACAGAGAACCCTACGCCAGTTCCACATAATAGTACATACATAGCTTCATCAAATGATTTAATATCATCAACAGGAAGATAAGCACAATTATAGCCTGCAGTATTATCTCTTTCTAATGCAGGTCCAGCGGTCATCAAAGCTCTCATACTTGGCATCACTTGTAGACTATATATAGCATCCCATATCTGCTCTGTGGTATCGTAATCTATGTTAGCTTTACTAGATATAAAGTCTACATATCGAGTTACAGTTTCACTCCATGTTTCTCTACGTTGTTGGTCATCCATCCAACGTGCATAACGTGAGATAGCTATAAAATTTTGATAATCAGTTGGTAATGCGTTATTCATACTTTTCTCCTTTAATAACTTACACTTACATCTTTTGCATCTATTCCAGAAAATTCATGTATTAAATCTTCTACTGCTTCTTCTAACATGATTGGCAGTTCTTCTCTATCTGGTGTGAACTCCTCCACATCCACATTAGCTATAATACTTATTTTAACCTTTACCGTTTGAGTTGACATTATTAGACCTAACAGTTTCTTGTAGTAATTCAAGATACCAATGTGCTTTCTGTAAGTCTTGCTCAGGCTTACCTTTGTAGTGATATCTCCACAGATACTTTAATATAGCACCTTGTAAATAATATTCAAAACCATCCCCTAACATAGCTTTCATTGCTTCTATACACTCTATATTTCCTTGTCGATAATGGAAGGGACTATTAACCTCATCTCCATCATCTTGCTTGTATATACCATTAAAATGTAATTGCTCTGACATAACTCCTCCTTTAGTGTATGGTATGTAATTGATTAAAATCTCTTGAAAAACTTAACTGACCTTGTTCTATTAATGACTCTGGATTATTCATAGCATAGTCTGCCATGCCACGCAATAGTAAAGTATAAAAAGCTACTTCATCATCACTCATATCTTTTTTATTTGGAAAAT